CCATCTGGAAAAACCCACCAGGTGAGTTTTCCCGGTCCGCTACTCAGTGTAGTTGATCGAGTTAAACATGTCTCTAGGTAATTTACAATTACAATATCACAATTAGGTAACCGAAACGAGAAATCCAAGTAGGACGAAAATGGTATTGTGAGAGGTATAATTGAAGGTGTTGGAATATAGGGGGATCGAGAAATCGACCTCTATAGACCTCATAATTCATTACTTCCTCAGGGTTCGAAAGAACTTGCCTTTGTAAGGCTGCCTGCAGCCCCGGATTTCCAATTCGAAAGATGAGGAAACTGGGAAACTGAAGGCTCAAACTCTTTTTGACAGAGCTCGACCTGAGTGGAAAATTGAGTAATGGATTCCTTTAAATTAGTTCTATCCACAATATTCTAGTTATTCGAATAGGGGTTTAGCCCTATCTAGATGGAAATGGAACTAAAACGGAGTCTAGTTCAATGGACCGCGAAGGTGGCCGGGCTGGATATTCCTATAATAAGATAAACTAATGAAATTTTTACAATTTAAAAAGCTTACTTGTCGTAGTGATATTCAGCGTGCCTTAAAGTCTTTGAGTGGTATGCTCAGTGTAAAAGCTGGGCGCGGATGAGTGCAGTGACTGTTAAAGGTCGCTGTTACTCTCCGTGGAGGTAATACAAGAGCAATAGCTAGATCAGCTGTGTATTTTGTACGTGTTCTCCGTAAAGTTTACTTGCACGAAGGATACCCGGGCGTAGTTATTAAAACTAAAGCCTGGTATGTTCTTACGATGCAGTCTACAGGAGGAATGCGTATTCCATCAGCTCAGCAATTAGGCTGCGCTGTGGCAAGAACCCGTTCCGGAATGCCAAGGGTAATACCTTCGCAGATCCGTCAACGTATAAACCAAGGGGATCGTTTCTTGCTTCGTCTTTGGTTGTCCTGATTCTCTATTTATAGAGTATTGGAGATACCAAGTAAGATTAAGCTTCAAACGATAACAACTCCCGGGAAAGTCCTTTCTTCGTCTCTTGTGAAAGAGGCTAAAGAAGTAATTTCTGAGTTTTGTCAAACCCTTGGATATAAAGGCGAGGGGTCAGCTAATGACTCTCTCCCGCCAGTTCGTTTATTACAGCTATCTAAGTCAACTCCTTCTTTAGTAGGTCCAGGAAAGAAAGTTAGTAGTTCCTATCAAGGAATCATTAACGGTGCGTATGCTTTAAAAAGCAGTCCCATACAATGAGCGTGATCAAAGCTTGCGGAACGTATAGATCCTCTATCTAAGATTCAACAGAATCACGGAGGATTGAATTTAACGATCCACACGCTTTGGCAGCGTATCGCCCAGACGGCTCCAATTGAATGTCCTCGTTTTCCTTTGGGAAAATTAGGATTTAAAAAGGAGGCAGCTGGGAAAGTAAGAGTATTCGCGATGGTTGAGTGTTGAACACAGTGATTACTGTATCCTCTTCACTTATTCATCTTTGAATTATTAGGCAAAATGCCAACAGATGGAACGATGGATCAGTTGGCTCCGCTAACTCGTCTTCAAAACCGTAAAAATACGAAATTTTGATGTTATGACTTGTCAGCGGCCACTGATCGTCTTCCAGTCTCAATCCAAGCACTGATTTTAGATCATCTCTTTGGAGATAATTTTGGTCAGTATTGGAAAGAGCTGTTGGTAGGGCGTAAATATCTAGTCCCTGATACAGCACCAAAAGGCTGTTTTCATACTGGAATATTTAATCGTAAATATGTATACGAGCGCCCCAACGGGGTTCATTACTCCGTTGGTCAGCCTATGGGAGCATTGTCAAGTTGAGCAATGCTTGCTCTTACTCATCATATGATAGTTGCATGGGCAGCACGCCGTGTTGGTTTTAAGGTAGGGTCATTTACAGAATACGCTGTTCTTGGAGACGATATCATCATTTGTGATGGTCGTGTCGCAAACGCATATCTGCAATTAATGGAAACCTTAGGCGTAGAGATCGGATTAGCAAAATCATTGATATCCCGGAAAGGGGTATTAGAATTTGCGAAACGTTTCTATGTTCAAGGGGTCGACTGCTCACCAGTTCCGTTTAAGGAAATGGTAGCTGCGTTAAATGACTTTGAGTCAAGCGCCGAGTTTATAACAAAATATAAACTTGGAGCAAGATCCATAGCAGCCTTCATTGGTTACGGATATCGTGTTCGTGGACGTCTGTCCGCTACGTGAGATCGTATCCCAAGAAAACTGGCAACGGTCGGTATTTGACGCGCCTCGCCTTGAGGTTCTCTTGCCTATAGATGAAGCGATTGAGTTAATATCAAAAGTTTTGTCATACGGAGAGAGTGGATAACCTCGGATCCTTTAACAGATCCGGTGTTACCTGACCTACCTCGTCAACATGTTCAGGCTCTTATGTCGAAAGACTTGAAAGCTATGGATAAATTGAGAGCGTTTGTCGCCTGAGAGCGCGGTGATTCATTACCAGCCTTTTGGTTAAACTTATTGTTACGTGAATCAGTAGCGATGAATTCTAAGGCCTCTGATGAGTTCTTAGAAATCTACCAACGTGGTTTACATACAATGCGTATCAAATTCATCAAAGACAATCTCCCATCTCTGAAATCTGATTATGATAAAGTTATTTCAGTATTATCTAACTGGAATAAGTATCCTTTATCTGATCAGACAGTAAAAGATTGGGTTGAAAGTCGGAGAATGAAAGATTTACTAGTTAAACCAAGTATTCTGGGAAATGAGCCCAAGAATAGATCTAATCAATCTATTCTTGCCGCTACTCGCCTATGGCATCTGGCTTCTAAAGAAGTGAAAATAGAACAGGTGAAACCCGCTGACCCAAATCGATTTAGAATTACGCCTCCTAAGGTAGAGTCCAAACCCCAACGGATTTGGATTCCTGCTTTAGGAACGTGATTCGAGATCTCTTAGGATAAGCTTTTAGGGTTGTTATCAAGACGGAAAAGGTAACGACCAAATTAGTTTATTTGCTAGACCCGGTTATAGGTTTCATTCAGATTCTTGTGTTCTTATATTATCTTACTGATGCTGTCGGTGAAAGCTACAGTATCTCAAATATTTAAACATGTCTGAATGTCACCTCCGAGGAGCAAAGACTTTGGTCTTGGGGTCCTTGGAGTATGAGCCCACCATAATATGGTGG